TATGTGACGAACACAGTCGAATCAGACGACACCCGAATCAACTTTACGTCAGACTTATCGTTAAACAATTCGATACTCGTATACGGCGCCAAATAATGCCCCACACTCGCCGTAGGAGTACCCCACCGCAAACGGATCGGCTCCGCCCCGTTAGTCAACAACGCCGAAGACGTACTTGAAGGAACAGTTAACGCCACCGCTGTAGACGACACCGTAAGAGACTGGTCGCTGACAGCATCACCAAATTCGACCGCTCTCTTCCTAACCCCCATCCATAACCTCCTCTACATCGGCGCCATTCAATAGCGCCAACTGCTGCTGCAACGCAGCGTTCTCTGCCCGCTTCACAGCAAGTTCCCATTCCAACTGTCCACGCTCCGACAGATTGCGCAGAACATCATCAATACCAATTTGTGTTTCCATGTTTAACCCCAAGTCGCTGGCAAATTTGTTACCAGCACTTTCTTAGACGAATCATCTGTAACATCCTGAATAATGACATAATCAGTCAACGCAGCATCAGTGCCTAGCGCCGACAATTCTGACACATCCAGAGTCAAAGTTACCGTTCCTGATGTTCCTCCTCCTGACAGACCAACGCCTGCCGTAACCCCTGTAATATCACCTTGCGGTGCTAAATCTGCAATCGACTGTGCAGTGACCTTCTTAGAACTATTGTCCGTTATATCCTCAATCGCAACATAGTCGCCTGTGGCGACCGTAGCAACCGACAACTCGTTGAGATCCAGCGCCAATGTGACAGTCCCTGATGTGCCTCCGCCTGACAGGCCGTTACCTGCTGTAACACCAGTGATGTCGCCTGAAATGTTTTGCGAAATCTTTCGCAACTCGTACTCAATGGAACGAGCATTAGCACCCGTGAAACGATGTGTCGGTGCATACGCTGGCATTACGCCACCTCCGCGTGCCACTCCAAGTGGCGCTGCTGCGACGACCGTACTTCGCGTACATCGTCCTTCACCTCGCAAACGTCCACGGCTATGTGTTCCAGTTTTGCTTGGTTCGCTGTGTGTTGCTCAGTGTTCTCCTTTCGCAGTCGGGAAATCAGAATCCCGAACAGGCCAGTGATCGTTGCGGTTGCTGTTGCACCGATTACTCCGACCCATTCGACACCCATTACGCTGCGGCCTCCAGTGCGGCGATGCGGGCGGTGAGTTCCTGAACGGCGGCGGTGAGGAGCGGCACAAGTTTCGAAGCGTCCATCATCTGATGCGCTTCGACCTCATGCTCGGGGACGGCTTCGACGGCTTCGACGGCTTCGACCGCCTGAACCTCTGGGGTGAGTTCGTTGCCGTCCTCGTCGTAGGTGGCGGGGACGTACTCCACCGCTTCGACCGCTTCGACAGCGTCCACGGCGGGAACTGTTCGCATCGCGTCCTTATCGCCCGTGACGGCCCCCGGATACACCTCCGCGACCTCATGGGCGAGAAAGCCTTGATGTGTGCGCTGCTCAGTGTCGCGGGTGAACGTAAACGTGATCGGCCGCAAGTCTTCGACCGAGGCCACGGCATCCGTGAGGTCCGCGACGTTGGACTTGATCCGATAATCGGAAGTCGTGTTGAACGCGATGCTCGAAGTGGAGGCGCAAGTAATGGACCCGATGTAACCCGCCGAGTCCGCGAACAGGTTGAAGAAGGCACCAGTGCAATCAGCGTCGGCGGTGAACTGCTGATACATCATCCCGTTGGCAGACCCGACCGATGCGTCAGTATTTATGAGACGGACGCACGGGATTTCGCCAGTGCTCTGAACTTGGAACATCTGGTTCGTGCTGGGAGTGAGTCCGATTCCAACCCGCCCGTCGGACATGATCCGCATCCGCTCGGCGGTGTTCGTCGTGAACCGCATGGAGTTGTCGTCGTGGTCGTAGGTGATGCCACCAATGTCGTTGTCGTAGCGGTCCCCGAAGATGATCCGGTTCTCCTGCCCCGAACCCGACAGGAGTTGCAGGCCAACGGTCAGGTCGTTCTCGATGGTGACCTGAGCGTCGGCGTGGCTGCTCGTCTGGGAGTTGCCCTCGTAGGCATGGAGCAGGTTGTCGGGGCTGGTGGTGCCGATACCAACGTTACCAACGTGGTCAATAACCATACGGTCAGTCAAACCCCCACCGCTGCTATTAGCCGCCGTGGAAGTCTGGAACACAAACCCGCCGTCATTGTTGTTAGACCCATTGATAGAGGTTCCCAAACCAAGACGGGCAAGAATCGCCCCGTCCGTGGAAGTTGTACCACAGATGTACCCCATACGATCCGCAACAGACCATGCACCCGTAATGTGCAGAAGTTCAGTCTCAGTCGTCGCTGACGTTTGAATCTGGAGAAGGGCGGTGGGTGCGGTGGTGCCGATACCGACTTGGCCGCTGGAGTCGATGGTCATGCGGTTACTGCCACCAGCGATGAAGCGAAGTTCGTTCCCGACGGCTCCAACCGAGACGTAGCCCTCGCCGGTCGTGGCGGTGTCTCGCATATCCAGATAGGAACCAGCAGCAGACGACACAATCCCGATGGGGCGGTTATCGGTAGTGCTGATATGGAGGGGATAACTAGGCGAGGTGGCCCCTAGGCCCAGTTTCGATGCCGTCCCAAGAATCAAATCATCAGTGGACTCATCCCACAGCATATACCCGTTCGTGGCGGTGTCTCCGAAGAACTTGACATCGTGGCCGGTGCCATCGACGCCGACAGTTACCGTGCCGTTGAACTGCGAAGTGCTACTGGCAGTCAATGCCTCCGTGACAGTCAACGCACCATCCATCGTTGCCGTAGACCCCGACACACCAATGTTGGGGGCACCGTTAGCCCACGTTGCAAGGCCCGTAAAGCGGGCGTTCATGTCGGAGGCAACGATTGCGTTCCCCGCAACAACCGCAGTACCAATGTCTATAGCAGCCATTTATCTAAGTCTCCTTGTTCTGTACATTCCGACGACCGAAGTCATCCCCCATTTGCCTCGTGCCCCCTCCACGGGAGCGACACTAAACCTCAAAGATATAGCCTTCGCTGTCCCAGCCGTAGGCCATCTAAAGAACTCGTATATGCTTGCGATACCTTGTGATGCCCAATAAGCGTTCCCCGTAGCAGCCACTGGCGGAAGTGACGTATCATCAACCCACCAAGTAGAATCGGTGTCTGTAATGGTATCCTCCCACACAGAAGTAGATGCCCTGCCAGTAATAGCGTTAGTGTACGTCGTGGACCCTGACGCCAAATTATAATCACGATAGATAACCATATTGATGTTCACCGTGTTGTCTGCAAGCAGAACAGTGCGGGTCTTTCCCCACCTTTTGGGGAATGTGGGACGGTTTCCTGACATCCAACGTGTCTGATAATGGGAATAAATCTCAGACGTACCCGTCCCCGTATAGTCGTCTGTGTCAGTATCCTGCTCAAACTTTGCTACCCGCGTAAACGCAGCCGTACCAGACCAATCCGACGTAGCCCCCAACCCCAGATGGGTCCCCGTCGGTGGCTTATAGCCAAACAAGACACGGGCATTGATGTCGTAACGGGTCCATGCACCCTGTTCACCCAAAGTGGGGTCCCAGACAAACACGTTGCGTCTATTCGTTTGCTCAGAACCAGCCAGCCCATCACCAGACTGGTAATCCACTGACACCCAAAGGCGTTCCTCATGCCACATCAGCGAAGGCGCCGACGTAAGCGTCAACGCCGCCAACCCTATCGCTGGCTGCAAACGGGTAAAGATATAGTTGAGCGAATCCCTAGAAAGCAGGTACAAGCCATCCTGCGCATACCAAAAGAAAACACCATAGTTTGTGGACACCACTGGACTGTCTGCACGGCAACCAGCCGTGCGCGTAATGTTTGTGACCTGAAACGTGTCTGAATCAAACCCGTACAAGGCATAGATGGCCTGTTGCTTGAAGATGAGGAGCCTGTCACCGTCGGCTACCAAGGCTGTGATACGGTCGCCGTGTTCACCAATGTCGATGTCGATGTAGTCTGCGGCTGTCCAATTTTCTGCGTCGTTTATCTTGGAAAATCGGATACGGTTCCCGTAATGGGTTCCACTCTCAAGCGTGTACGCTACCCAGACCCGTTCACCCCATGTCGCAGCGAAGCGTGCATTGGGGAAGTGTCCATCCGAAGCATCAATATCGGGAGTCATCCGTGTGGCATTGTTGGCACCAGTCCACTTGACGGCACTATACGAAGTGTCAAACAAGGCCGCATTCGTAATATATGTTGCATCATTGAACGTCACAAACGCAGGAGGTGTCGTACCTGCCAACGTAATGTTGCCCGCCGATGACTGGATCTGTGTAAAGTTAGTGCCTGTGCTGTACCACAACTCTGTCGTGGAACCACCAGAAGACAACGCTGCCGCAAGAATCTGGTCACTGCCACCACCCGCAGGCGTCTCATGGTGCCCATGCAAACCCTGCACATGGCCGTTCAACGCCGTCGCATTGAGAACATCAACCCCGGCGCGCCGAGTAACACCCCCACGGGGGTCCACATCGACGTTTAAAAGGTCTGGTGACTCGTTATCGCCAAGGTTGAACTGGTCAGCCCGAAGGTTCAAACCACCCGTAAAACTACCAAGTTCCTCATACCTGTAAGGCTCAGTGCCGGAAACAGGCAATGTGGCTACCGAAAGCGGCATCGTCTACTCCCAAGAATAGCGAAGACGATTCGGTAAAATCGACTGGCTACGCCAACGAGACGCATTTCGGCTATTCATAATGATTGGCTGCGGTGCAGGCATGTCCTCAAACCGTGCCCGCAAATTGTCCAACTCTGCCGCAAACCCGGCATAATACTGCTGCGCCATACCCATGTCTTCCTGCTGCTGATAGGCACGATAGATACCGTACAGGGTCAGGATGTTGTCGAACGGGTCAGGCAAGTCTGGGGTGTCAGCATTCGCAATGGCGGCACGATAGATGGCGGTGTTGCCACCAAACTCCACAGCGTTACGGTAACCACGCACATAAATGGTGGTTACCGCAGTGGGTGTGGGGTATAGGCGAATGTTGTCACCCCAGAATGACCAATACCAAGGTTTGCCTGTGGTGTTGGAATCCAACGGGTAGACGATGTCTGCATCGTCGTAGCCAAGAAATTCCAGTACATGGTTGTCAGTTTTCAGGTGGGCTACTTCCCGTATACCCGGCGTTAACGTAACACCGTCAATGTTGACAGAAATGCCTGCCCCCACATCAGACATCGGATAGTCTTTTTTGTCTGCTTCTGTGGCAAACGTGGGTGCAGCCTCGTAGAAGGGCCAACGCTTTTCAGAGTAAACAATAGCATCATAGCCTTCACGCAGCAGCGTGTTCAAGGTGGTGTCAGAGATGTCGTTTTCGTCTATGTCCACAATGTTGCGGATATAGTTACGCATGTCGCCAAGTTGCAACGTAACCTCCTAGCCGCTGTGGAACACGCAGTATTCGCTGTCCCCCTTGGGGCGACCTTTGCAGGGTTCGCCGTTCTTTTTTAGTGCTGCACATACTGATGGCTGTGGTTCTGCTACATGTGTGCTGGTGTCCATAACCTGATGGACTCGTCTGTCTGCTCCCACTGTTTGCGGACGCGGAGTGGACTCACGAAAGTTGCTGGCGGGTTGTCCGTATGGCCGCATTCGGTTGCTGTATGCGGCTGCTGGCGCCCGCCCCATTACCGCCCGTACCTATAGCGTGGAGCGCGACGGGCTTGCTGGCTGCGACGATGGATGGGAGCCAAGTGCCTTGCGAGGGAACCCATTGCCCTTCCCGATTGCAGACGACCGTGCCCGTAACGGGGGGCGCGTCCTTGACGGGCAGCAACTGAGGCTGAGTTGGCTCGGATTCCTCTAGGGACTCTACGTCCGTATGGCATATATTGTTATCCTTTCATCAGCGTTGGGTGGGGGCCACCGAAGCGACCCCCACCTAGCGCATATGTTTGTTAGGCTATGCCGGGGTGATCCCGTACATGAAGCCCTGACGGGCACGGTTACTCGTCGTGAACTCTCCGTAACAGAGAAGTTGCGAGAAAACCGAATCCTGATCGGTTGGGCGCACGAACGGCGTCGGCTTGAACCAAACG